CTGCTGCATCTCACTGTTCGGCGGCCAGCAACTACGGTGCTCCCAGATAGTCTGCGAGTTCCTCCGTCAACACGTATCGCCTCGCGTTGTTGTAGGTGATGTCACGAACGAGGCCCTCGTTCTCAAGAATCCGTAGCTTGTCGTCGAGATCGAGGTGGTCGTCGCAGAAGTAGAAGAGTTCATTACCCTTCGCCCAGTAGGACCAGCTCCGCTTCATGATGACAAACTCGCGCCGGAGAGGGTGCGCGGCGAGATCTTGGCGCATCTCCGAAAGCAACGCCGGCATCAGGCGCTCCATTCGTTCGAACACAGCGGACCGGTCCGGAAACCGACGAAGGCGCTGCTCAAGCTCGCGAGCCGCCGCAGCCTCCGCCTGCGATTTCCACGTCTTCAGGCACTCAACCGTATACCGGGACTTGTCGTTATCCACCAACTTCCCGTCTGTCTGACAGAGCCAGATGCCGTTGTCGGCCGAGACCCTTTGCTCGGAAGTCAATGCTGGATCGTATCGAGGCCCATCCGCTGACGCGGCAGTGATGTGGGCCGCTACGCCAATATTCACACTTCCGACAGGGTCGGCTTGAGGCCCGCTGGTTGGTTGGCGACAGCCGGGGTTCGAGCACTTGAACCCAACGCGCCGTGCCAGCAGATCCTTCGTCGCCGCATTGAAGTCATCTCGCATGATCAGCCTTGGCCGCCCCAGGCCCGCCGAACGATTTGCCGCTGAGCCGCCGCGCTTTTCAGCGGCCGGGTCCAGCGGCGGGTTGGGCGGTTGAGCAATTCATCTCTTGGGAATGAGACGCGAGTCACTCGCGAGGTCCTTTGCCAAATTACCGAGATCAGGAAACAAACCCGAACGCCGCACTCCCAAAACCCACAGTTCATCATCGAACACAGCCTTGGCCGCTTCAGGAATTATCATCTTCGCTAAGAACTTGTCCGCTCCGGCCTTGAGTTCAAGCGGTGACTCATTGCCGTGAAGCGTAAACGCGCCCTGTTGAACTGTCATTCTAAGATCAACATCTTGGCCCAAAAGCGCCAGGACTGTATCTACGGGTGCGCCTCCGTCAAAAGCAATTCTCAAAAGCGGCCTTGCCTCCGGCCCATGAATCAAAAAAGTGATATCAGCAGCGTGTGGAGATGCTTTATTCAATTCACTCGGAACCAAAACCCAAATTGCCGCGGGACCTGGACGCGGCGGGTCGTACGACACAGCGAAGAATGCGGCCGCCAACAGTGAGGCTGTCCAATCGAGTAATCGGGTTGGAAGACCGAAATGCTGCATCAAACATATCCAACTGGCGACATCATCGATCTCTGGACACTTTTCGTAACGGGTAGGCGCGGCCATCCGAAACCGACCCATGAGATTACGCTCGGAATCCGTTGCATAATCGCGAAGCACCGATGGTACTAGCCGCCAATCCGCTTGGGCATGGCCTCGAAACCAGTACACTGTTCGGCCGAAGCCTTTACAGACGCTGCGCACAGTTTCAAGCAGGGATGCGACATTCGTTACCTCACGTTCGATCGGCATTCCGAGAACCCACCTCGTTGACTGAATCCGCCCAACTACTGATTAGCCAGTTCTGGTTAAACACCCGTTCAGTCGGGTCCGGCAGTAGATTGGCGGACCGGACCGTCTTATCCTATCATTCTCTGCGACAGCGGGTCGCAGTGCCAAGAGGTCAAACTGGTACACGCCTTGCTGGGGCTGTGTATCGTCCCCCGGCGTAGCCGTGCCGAGCAGCACGCCCAATTCCGCTCTCCCTGGAACGGCCGGATATTCAAATACCCCGAATCGCGATAGAACGGCGGCTCAACGCCCTCGGCCTGCGAACGGATTCTGTATGAGATGCCCCAGCACCTGAGGTTCCCAGGGATTCCTCTCCTTCGGCCGCGGCTTGGGTGGACGTGGCTCCTGCTCCTTCGGCTCTTGCACGAAGTTCCATCCCATCAGCTTGGCCCCCGCCAGGGCCATGACCTCCGCATCGAAGTAATGATTCGGGTAGCGCTTGTCGTGGACCCAGTCGTACTGGAGCGGTCCGCGCCCAGGCCGAGGGCGCCGGTACTCGCTGATCATGTGCACGAGATAGTCGTCTTCGACCCCGTTGTGCAGCCTCCACTCCCGAGGTTCGCCTTGTTTCACGGCGATGCGTTCGTGCAGCACGGTCTTGAAGTGCGTGACGTTGACCACCGAGAGCAGCAGCCCATTCTCGTCCGGTTTCCCATCCGGGAGCTTGTCCTGCGGGTTGAGCTTCACGAGGTCGATCAACTCCGCACGTCCCTTCGACGGCACGGCACGCCGACTGCTGCTCCGGCAATAGTTGTAGACGGCGTCCTTATCGTAGCCGCTGTCGATGAGCGCCAGGTGCACCGGCTTGCCGTCGTATTCGGCGAAGATGATTGAATTCAGCAGCGCTAGACTCTTGTCGCCCTCGCGTGGGATCCAGCCGTAGCGGAGGAGCCACGAGCGGTCCTCGTAGCCGAAGGCACGCACGACCCAGTAGACCCGCTTCTCTTGAACATCGACGCCACAGGTGATCCCGATGACCGGCTCGCCGTGTGGCAGTTGTCCCGGATTGCGGTCGTCGTCGATGCAGCGTCGCACGGCGTCGAGGTCCGGACGATCCCCGGCTTCCTCATACGGCTCCGCGAGCTCATCGGTGATGAATACGCGCAGCGAGTCGGGCCCCTTCTGCACCGCCTCGAGGAACATTTTCGCCAGCGTCCCCCAGGAGGTGAACAGCGAGTACGTCGCCGGAATCTGCAGCGTACGCGAAGTGTTGCCGGCCGGAGGTTCAGGCAGCGGCGTGTATCCGTTGGCCGGATCGATGTAAACGAGCTTCCCGGCGGCGATCATCCCCGCCTTGTGCTCCTCGGGGATCAGGGAACCGCACCCCGCACACTTGAATCGCGTCTCACGTTCGACTCGCTCCAAGTCCCAGGTTCCGTCCTTGGCTTTGCAGTGGTCGAAAACGATGCCTTCGCGGAAGCCCAGGTACTGGTAGTGCCCGCAGTCCGGACATGGCACGTACCACCTCGCGAACGCCGACTGCCTGGCTGCCTTCCATGTGGGGTGGAACTCGGAGCCGGGTGTAGTTGCATAAATGCCCTTTCTGCCCTTGCCGGTCCAGCGTCGGGTCCGTTTCCAGGTATAGTCGAGCGGGTCGCCGATGCCGGGGATCGAGCATGGCCAAACGCCACATTCATCGCCGAACACGTAGCGGCACGGCTTGGCACGCAAACGTGGTCCCGACGTCGCCCACGCGAACGAGACCAGCATGCGCCCATGAAGCCGCAGCGACGTCTTTCTCCAGTCCACCTTCTTGCGGCTCTTGGCCTCCGGATCCGCTGATTCCAGAAACGGTTTCAAGCGGTCTACCACGAAGTCGCCGACCTCTTCCTCCAAGCAGCCCGTCCACAGAGCCGGTCCGGGGTCATGCTTGGCCGCGTACAGGAGCAGGCCCATCATGGTGGTGGTTTTCGAAGTTTGAGAACCCTGGATCAGGAAGATGCGTTCGACGCCCGGGTCAAGCCACCAGTCGAGTACGGCCTTGACCCACGGCGATTGCCGCAGGTCGAAGCGATCGCCATCGGGGCCGAGCGGGAGATCCGTGAACAGGCCCAGCGGTCCAAAGGGAGCGGCCTTGTGTTCGCTGGCCTGAGCAGCGGCGGCCGCCTCGAGCACCGCAGCCCGCTCGCACTCCAGCTGCTCGGCTTGCTCTTTCTGCCGGATGACCGCGGCGAGCATCCGTTCTGCCCGGTCAATGCGTGTCTTGAGTCCCATTCGCGGGAGCCTCCGGCTCGTCGCGGGCGATACGCAGGGCCTCCTCGATATTGATCAGCTTCTCCTGTGCAGCCAGGTCCTCGGGCGGCTTGCCGACCCAGTAATGCAGCAGGACCTCGAGGTAGCGGAAGTCCGGCTTGACCGGCTGATCACCTTTGCGGGATCCGATTGCGTGCAGCCAGATGTGCGCCGCCAGTGCCTTGCGGCCAGCCTCGACGGAGCCGAAGTTCTCGACGCAGAGCTGATCAAAGTCCTCGCGGAGCGGGCGGAGCTTGTTCCGGGAGCCGGGTTGTCGCCCCGCGGAGGGGCGGCCCGGGGAACCGAACGAACTACTGCTGATTGCCATCGGACTCGTATTCTCCCGCAAAGCTACGGGCTATCCTGCCCACTTTAACGGCCTTCCGGGGCCGCTACGGGCGTTCCGGGGCCGCTTTGCAAAGCTTGCCACGACCCGAACGAAAACCGAACGTAGGGGCCCGCAGGCCCGTTCCTGGGCATCCTGGCCGCGTGTTGTGGCCGGGTCACGCCGGCACCTCCGCGGGGACCGGCTTCCCGGCCGCCGCCGGCACCCGCTCCGCCTTCCGGCTCGTGAACTTCTCCCACCTGGCCACGATAACGTCGCTGTACAGCGGGTCGATCTCCATGAGGAAGCACCGCCGCTCCAGCTGCTCGGCCGCGATCAGCGTCGAGCCGCTCCCGCCGAACAGGTCCAGCACGTTTTCGCCGGACCGCGAGGAGTACCGGATCGCCCGGGCGGCCAGCTCGACGGGCTTTTCGGTTAGGTGGACCATCGTTGTCGGGTTCACTTTCTTGATGCTCCACAGGTCCGTGACGTTGTCGGGCCCGTAGAACTGATGTGCTGCACCCTCACGCCAACCATAGAATGCGATCTCATACGCCCCAAGGAAGTCCTTGCGGGTCAGCACCGGGTGCTGCTTGTCCCAGACGATGCCCTGCGAGTAGTACAGCCCGCAGGTCTTGAGCACTGGAGGATAGTTGCCGAGGTTGGCGTAGCCACCCCAGATGTAGAACCCGCGTCCCGGCAGCAGCACCCTGGCGATGTTCCCGAACCACGCCCTCAACATCTGGTCAAAAGCCTCGTCGCTGACGTAGTCGTTGATCAGCGGCCGATCCTTCGGCCGCAGCTTCTTGTGCGTCGCCTTGGCCTTCTCGGGATGGCGAGCGAGGTCAAACCCTTGATGGTGAACCTCCGGCTGATCCGGCTTGCTGAACGACGACAGCCCGGCGGCGATCGCGTTGTTGCTCCGCGGCTCGACCTTCACGTTGTACGGCGGGTCGGTGTTCACCAGGTGGACCGGCTGGCCGTCGAGCAGGCGATCGACATCGGCGGCACTGGCGCTGTCCCCGCACAGCAGGCGGTGCTCGCCGAGGATCCACAGGTCGCCAGGCTGGGTGATGGCCTCGTCCGGCGGCTCGGGTGCCGGGCCGTCCTCGACGATCTCGAGGTCTGGCTTGATGCTGGCCCGCAGCTCGGCCAGCTCCTGCGGGTCGAAGCCGATCTGCGGCAGCTCGAGCTCGCCTAATTGAGCAAGCTCAATTTGCGCCAGCAGTGCGGCCGTATCCCAGGTTGCGAGCTCCCCTGTTCTGTTCAGTGCGACGGAGAGAGCCGCGGCCTTGGCGTCGTCCAGGTCGACTTCCACGATGTCGCAGGTCGTGGTGCCGGCGGCACGCATGACCTGCAGCCGGCCGTTGCCACCGATGACGCGGCCAGTGCCTTTCTGGACGACCAGCGGCTCGACCTGGCCAAAGTTCTTCAGGCTGGACTCGATGGCCTGAAGGTTTCGCTCGTTGTGCAACCGGGCGTTGCCCGGGTCCTCGTGCAATTCATCCAGACGTGCTGTGCGGACCTCCATGTCTTTCTCCCTTCGAATCCCATCACCGCAGTGCCGCCCCGGCTGGCCAGGAGAGTCTGGTCGACCGGGGCGACGGTTCAATCGTTAAAGGGTCATTGCTACTCTACGCCGTGCTCATCGAGCACCTGCATCGACACGCATAGCAGGTGGTTGTAATCACCGGCCTTGCAGGCTTCGAAGTACTTGTCCACCTCAGCCTGGTCGGCACCGGCCTGCTTCAGGGCCTTGGCCACGCGGCCCATCACGGCGAAGGCGTTGCCGTCCTGGCCGGTGAGTTGGCAATGGGGCTTCGTCACGCTGCACCCCCTTCCTCTGCGGCCGCCTCGATCTCGGCCATCAGCACGAACTGGTCGCGCCGCCAGATCTCGATGCCGTCCCGAGTCTCGACTTCGTACTCGGTCCAGTTGTTGCCTTCCTTGGCGTAGCCGTTCATGACCGTGCCCGGCTCACCGTCCTCGGTGTTGAGCACCCGCGTGCCGCCAGGCACGTAGCCGCTCAATGCGTGCAGGTCTTCGGCCCTGGCACCCCGCTCGGATCCTTTGGGCTTGTTCGTGGTCATCATGCTGATGCTCCCTTGTTCAAGGTACGCCCCATGCGTACAGGCACATCAGGGCGACTTCCCCGAACGACAGCAAGCGAAACCGAGCGGCACATCGATGAATTCCAGCCCACCGCCGTAGCGGCCCGCCGCGGCCCAGGGCGCCAACGTGTGGACCCGCCTGCCCACGTGCCCGGCCGCGGGAGATCTCGCGACGTGCGGGCCCAGTGCGGGCCACGGCGAATCCTGGGTTTTCTGCGCCGAAAAAAACGCCCGACCGGGAGAGGTCTTTCTCCCGCACATCGATTGCCCCCCCGGGAGGAACCATGAAACTTCACACGCCCTACCTTCACACGCTTGACCATGCTGCTGCTGTACACGGCTGCTCGGAATGCTGCGTTGCCGGGACGAATTGCCTTGATGACGTCGCCGCATGTTGCCCTGATGTCGCGTGACAGCCGCGTCGCGTAGACGCGAGGCAACGTACGAACAGGAGAACGAACATGAGCAAGGCGAAGAAGAGCACGGGCAAGGGGACGCGGAAGGCGAAGGCCACGGCACTCAGCACGCTGAAGGCGAAGAAGCAGGCCGCGTACAAACCGGCCGCAAAGAAGCCAGCACGTGAGAAGAAGCCGAAGCAAGTCTCCGCCCTCGACGCCGCCGCAACGGTGCTGCAGGCGGCCGGCAAGCCGATGTCCTGCGGCGAACTCATCGACGCGATGGCCAAGCAGGGCCTGTGGACGAGCCCGGGCGGTAAAACACCAGCCAGCACTCTGTACTCCGCGATCCTCAGGGAGATCAACAAAGGCGACACCGCCCGGTTCCGCAAGACAGGCCGCGGGCAGTTCGAGCTCAGCAAGGGCTGAGCGGCCTACCAGGCATCCATGCCTGACTGACATCGGATCCTTCCTCAACGCCTCCGCATATCGGGGGCGTTGCTGCGGTGTGACAGTCTGCACGCTGCACCGCGACTACCTGATTGTATCACAACATGCTCGAATCGTGATTGATGTTTCCGATCTGAGATGGCGGCGTACCGATGAGCAAAGTTCGCTGAGACTTTCTTCCCTCTTTCACCCACACCTTACGCGCATGCGCATACACGGGTACGGACGCACGCGCGGGGGGTAGGGGTGAAAGAGAGAGAGAAGAGAGAGAATAGTATTTATTACCGTATTTTTTCATCAAAACTTCCTTCACCCTTTGTTCTCATCATTCACTCCGCCAAAGTTGATAGATCGTTCCTGGTCTACCTTTGGTTGAGACCGATTCACTGACGATTTCCTGACTCAGGATCAGCGTATCGATGATCTGCTGGAAACTCTTGGCGTCTACCTTCATTCGTTTGAGCAGCACGTGGTGAGGCAGTCGTTGGCCTGGTGCTTCACGCAGCTTCTTCAGTAGGCGAAGACACTCCGCATGGAAGGGGTTGTCGGCCACGTGACCAGCCGCCATGAAGAGCATCCGCCGAGCCTGATAGGTGGCCAGCCGAGCACCCCAGCGTGCTGCAGCGGCATCAATCCGCGGTCTGGAGGCATTTTCACTGACCGCGTGGAGCAGCGCCAGCTTGCGGGATTGCTCCCCGGTGCGTCCCCAAACCGTCGCAGCGACCGCATCTGATGCACGTTCGGCGTTTTTGTATGCCTCATCAGCGAGGTTTCGCGCCTCTATCAGCTCTATTCGTGCACGCCGGGTGGCCTCCACGGTCGCTGGATGGGGGTGTTGGACCGCCAAGTCTCCGCCGCCGGGGCGGAAGTCTGTCCACCATTTGGCCGTCTCGAGGACGCGGGGCGGCACATCGCACACCGATGGGTCCTGGCCCGAACCCCGTGGGCCGGACTCCAGGATAAGCATGCGGGCGAAAAATCCGTTGGTCAGCATCCTTTCAGAGAGCGCCTCGTAGTAGTGATTCGGGATAGCGGTGCCGAAGATGACCAGGCACGGCTGATCGATCACTCCCGGGTGCTCCCTGCCCGCCTTGCGGCGCATTGGGTAAACGGAGTTCGAAGAAGTGTACAGCGTTTGCAGCGTGCTCATGACGTTCTCATAGCGTGCATCCCGGGACTTGTTGATGCACTGGAGCATGCTGTCGATCTCGTCAGTCTGAAACAGCATGGCGGGGTCGGCGAAGAGGGCATCCTGTATGCCTTCCCCGGAAACGAATCGTTCGCCCAGGCACCGGGACAAGCCCACGGTGTGCAGGATGCGGGTGTTGAGCTTGCGCGGCCAGTCCTTGCCGGCCGACGAATGCGCCAGGCCGAGTATGTAGACATTGGTGCGGTTGTCACCCGGATCACGGACCTTGCGGCCGGCCAGGAGGGCCTGTAGGGCCAAGGAGCCGCCGAACGCCAGTACCGGGTTGGGGTACGGTGCAGTCTGCAGGCAGAAGTCCATGACTTCGCCAATGAAGCCAGGAACGCGGAGGAGGTCCTCCGGAAGCGGGCCAGGATCATCCGCGGCCCTCGTGTCGGTCCTGTGTTCTGGGGAAGGGCTGCGTGCAGTGACGCGAAAGCCGGACAGGTCGACGGTGCCATCCTCTGCGGCCATCGGCTCATATCCTGGGTCAAGTTCCTTGCGGAGGTCATGCCAGGTGTAGTCCTGACCACGATTGTGCTTGTTGCAGTAGGCCAGCTTGCCGTCGTCGCACACCACCACGGCGATGTCGGAGCTGCCGGTAGAGACGATTTCGGGATTGATCGGGCAGCGTTCCAGGAGCAGCAGGGTCTTGTCTCCGCTGCGACGCTCGCCCTTGACGACCACGCCGCGTTCCTCGAGCCACCTGCGAACCCCGGCCGGCGTGCAATCGAGCCGGCCGTTGGTGATGACATTGGCCACGGCGGGGCCGCTGGCGTACGTAGCCCGGTCGTTGGCGACTGCCAGGGCCCGCAGGAGCGCCTCGGGCACGATGGCGACGTGTTCGGGGACTTCGATGAATTCGGACCGGCGATGCGGGCGGTCTTCAACGCCTGCCTGACTGCGCAGGTCATCGCCCTTACGAGCGACGGTTCCGATGACCTTCACAATTCGGGCCGGATTGTGGACGGCACGATCGACGGCAACGGCTTCATCACTGAATTGGTCCGCCAGGGCGGCCAGCACAGCCTTCACGAGACCTTGGTCATCCGGCGGCAGGTTGACGCGGTACAGCAGGTGGTAGCCGTTGCCGGACATGGCGAGGATCGGAGCAGGCCATTCGAATTCCGTCAGGTATTCGATAATAGCACGGGCGCGTCTGAGCGCCAGGGCCAGCTCCGTGTCAGTTGAGCTTATTTCGGTCGACCGAAGCGGATCGACATCGACCAGCAGCCAGCGGCGATGCTGGACTTGCATATCCTGTGTGGCGAAGCGCACCCGCCGCTTGATGCGGTTGGCCGCTCGAGCCAGCAGGTCAGACTGAACAGGGTTCAGGGTCACGTAGATGCCTGGTGCGACAGCGGAGCGGTCCAGCTCCCTGATCTCCGTGGCCGCGGCGTCCAGCGTCTCAGCGGTGAAGTAGCCGGAGCAAGTGAACGTGTAGGTACGCTCCCTGCAATTGGGCGCACGGACTTCAAAGACGTCGCCCGGCTCGAAGAGCAGCTCCAGGAAGCGATTGACGGCAGCATTCTGATCCATCAGAACGGTACTCCATCGTCCGGGGCCAGGACATGTTCCGGTGCTTGGTGGTCAACCTCCGTCCCCGGCGGCTTATCCCCCAGGCGGTAGGCGACGATGCGATCGAATTTCTCGCCCGTGATGTGTTCGACAGTAATTCCCAGCGTCGGAGCCAGCGCACCGGCCTCGGCCAGCTCGATCGCTCGCTCGACCGACGACGGCACGGGATCGTGTGATCGCCTCGTCCACCACTGTGCAGCCTTGTGGCGTGCGAAGCCGGAATGCTCGAAGCAGACCCACTCCGAGATGTACTCGTTGAAGCCCACCTTGTAATCGACGCGCATGGTTCGTGGAGCATCGGGCGGCCCGCCACGCTTCACGTGGACCCTGAAGATGGTGTCGATGACTTTGTGCTCGGTCCGCTCTGTCTGACCGGAGAGAATTCCATTCGTGCTGGCGGTGGCTTCGTGCTGACGATGCACGCGGTCCGGGAAGCGATGATTGCACTCCGGACACTGCGTGTAGCCTGCCGCAATCAGGGCTCGGCACTGCGGGCACTCTTTGACCGGAGCGTCGCCGTCACCGCTCATACCAGCGGTGGTGATACCGATCTGATCGACTGGACCATGCCGCAGCACGTTCCCGCCGAAGTCCAGGACCAGGCAATCGGTCTTGCCCGGGGAGAGCCGGAATCCACGGCCCACCATCTGGTAATAGAGGCCCGGTGACAGCGTCGGACGCACCATCGCCACGCAGTCGACGTGTGGTGCGTCGAAGCCTGTGGTCAGAACATTCACGTTGCACAGGTATTTGAGGCTTCCGCCACGGAAGCGATGCACAAGGCTGTCGCGATCGAACGGCAGTGTCTCGGCACAAATGAAACCGCACTCCACGTCATGACGTTCGGCCAAGACCTTGCAGATGTGCAGTCCGTGCTGGACGCCGGACGCGAAGATCAGCACGGAAGTGCGGTCGGCCGTGTGCTCGATGATCTCGCGGCAGGCGGACAGGACGAGGTTGTCGTCGTCCATCAGGTTCTCGACTTCGCTGGTCACGTACTCACCGCCGCGGATATGGAGTTGATTGGTGTCCGGCTTGAGCGATCCGGCCTTGGTCCGCAGTGGACAGAGATATCCCTGAACGATGAGTTCGCGTACGCCGATCTCGAAGCAGACCGTGTTGAGGATGTTCTCCGGCGTGCAGATGGCGCCGGACTTCATGCGGAACGGCGTCGCCGTCAGGCCGATGACGCGGACGTTTGGGTTAACGATCTTCGCATCGGCCAGGAAGCTGCGGTACATCCCTTCGCCGTCCTCGGGGATGAGATGGCATTCGTCGACGATGATCAGGTCCACGGGACCGATGTCGCAGGCTTTCTCGTACACGGACTGAATGCCGGCGATGGTCACTGCATGACCCAGTTCGCGGCGTTTCAGGCCGGCCGAGAAAACTCCGAAGCCCACATCAGGTGCGATGGCCCGGAGTTTCTCGGCCGCCTGTTCCAGCAGCTCCTTGACATGCGCCAGAATCAGGACGCGGCCATTCCAGAGCAGCACGCCGTCGCGGCAGATTGTGCCCATGACGTGAGTCTTGCCGCTGCCGGTTGGCAAGACGACGCACGGGTTGTCGTCACGTGCCCGCAGGTGTTTGTACACCGCGTCCACTGCCTGGCGTTGATAGGGTCGCAACTGCATCGTTACTTGGCCCAAGGTGGTTTGCCGGTGTCGGCGGGCGGTGCTTGTGTCACCGCGTCCTTCTTGCTGTACCCCTTGATGACGTTTGTGATCTCGCCATTGCCCGCACGTTGCTTGTGTGCGACAGTGATCATCAACGGCAGGTCGTGCAGTTCGATACTGTCTTTGGGAGCCATCACTCCAACGGCGCGACAGATGGCTGAGAGTTCTGCCCGAGCCATCTTCACGGCCGTGGCGTTGGCGTTCTCGAGGTTCAGGCGTGACCAGAGGAGGCGGTCTTTGTGTTCGCCGTCGATGACCTGGAACCTGAGCTCAAGGTAGTTCCCGGATTCGGACTTCGTCGGCTTCAACTCGCTGTCGGCGATGACCGCGAGATACTTGCCGGCGGGGATCGGATCAAAGCCGACGGCCGGCTGGACGTCGTTGGCATTGAAATCACCGAGATGTGCCATGTTTATTCTCCCGTCTGAATGCTTGGTTCAGCAGTGACCATGGGATTCTCACCGCGCACGTACGCGGCGTAGACTCTGTAGTCGAGCGGAATCTCGTCTGGGAGATTCAAGCGGTTCTTCGCAACATGCGCCGGGCGCTCGGTCGTACGGATGATCCGTTCGCCGGTTCCGATGCCGCGATGCTGTGCCCGGCCGAACTGCTCGTTCACTTTCCGCGTGTGAACCCGGTAGGTGGCGAACAGGACCTCGTCGCACCACTCCTGAATGATGGCCGATGCCGACTTGTGCAGTCGCGGCGAGTAGCGGTCGTAGGGTTCGGTTTCGGGATTCTCGAAGCGTTCGATCTTGGCGTGCGCGATGAGGATTACGGTCATGCCTCGTTCGTTGCGCACCGCATCCAGGCCGGCCAGGATTTCGCGCCACTGTGTGAGAGCAAACGTGTAACCTTTGGCATAACCGACGTCTTCGATGGACTCGACGCCGCGGTCCCGGCAGACCTGGGCCCAGATCAGCCGCTCTAACCAGTCCAGGCTGTCGATGACGACCGTGGCGTACTGGTGCTCCTCGCTGAACAGAGCCGACAGGCTGACGATCACGTCGCTGTACGACCTGGCCAGCG